GGTGGAAAAGTGGCTGTATTTGGTATACTAAAGCGCGGTGGTATGGTTTATGTCAAGGTTGTCCCTGATACCAAGTCTGATACATTAATGCCTGTTATTACACGTAAAGTAGCGCCTGATAGTGTGGTTTATACTGATAGCTATCGAAGCTACAATGTGCTTGATGTTAATTGTTTTTATCATGAGCGAATTAACCATTCTAAAGATTTTGCAAAAGGTCGAAATCATATTAATGGTGTAGAAAATTTCTGGAATCAAGCTAAACGCATCCTAAGGAAGTACAATGGGATTGACCGAAATGCCTTTCCATTGTTTATTAAAGAATGTGAGTTTAGATTTAACTATGGGAGTCCAAAACAACAGCTCGAAATACTGTTGGATTGGACGGGTATTTGACCTTATCTACTACAGCCCCAAAAGTATTTTTAGAATGAGTGCCATGCTATCAGCCCAAGAGTTTGCAAAAATTATCGCAAATCATCTTATACAGGATTGGGAAAATATTGAACTTTCAAAAACAGGAATAGCTGGTGAAAAAGAAACGCGTTATTCGCCAAAATCAGCTTATCAATTATTAATGTATGGAGATCTAGGGGCTGAAATAACTTCATGGATCTTGGAAAAGTCAAAAAGTATTGCCTAGTTAAGTCTCGATTTATTGCCGCCGTTTATGGCGGTTTTTTATTACCTAGAGGAAAGTCAAATGGCTCAAGAAGCTCGCTTAGTAATTGTTATTGATTCGGAACGTGCGAAACGCACTGCACAAGACTTATCAGTTGAATTGGATAGCATCACCAAAAAAGGGGATTTCGCCTCGAAATCTATGGACCGGATGTCTGTAGCAACTCGTGCACTAGCAGGGTATATGGCTGGTTTATTAACAGTAGGTTCAGCCATTTCAAAGATGGATACATATACTGGACTACAAAACCGCCTTAAGTTGGTCACTAATAATCAAGTTGAACTAAATAAAGCTACGGAAGACACTTTCCGAATTGCTCAAAAAACCTATTCAGCATGGGATTCTGTTCTACAGGTCTACCAGCGTTTTAGTGATAATGCCAAAACTTTAAACCTCACAATGGATGACACAGCACGTTTAACTGAAACAGTTTCTAAAGCTGTAGCAATTAGTGGTGCAAGTGCAGAAGCTGCTGATGCAGCTTTAGTTCAATTCGGACAAGCGTTAGCAAGCGGCACATTACGTGGTGAAGAGCTTAATTCTGTAATGGAGCAAACACCAGCTTTAGCAAAAGCTATTGCTAAAGGTATGGGTATTACTGTAGGTGAATTACGTTCAGTAGCTGCTGAAGGAAAAATCACTTCACAGGAAATCGTTAAAGCACTTAAAAATGTCCAAGATGAAGTTGATGCTCTTTTTGCTAAAACTGATATAACAATCGGGCAGTCTCTCACACTCCTAAACAATGAAATTACTAAATTTGTAGGAGAGGCTGGTAAAGGAAGTGGAGCAGCACAGGCTTTATCAGGATCGATTCAGTTACTAGCAAATAATTTGAATTTAATTGCAGACAGTGCATTTGCCATAGGTATTGGCTTAATGACAAAAGCCGTTTTAACAAAAACGGTTGCTGTACAAGCGAGTATTGCTGCGTCAACCAAACAAGTGTTTGCCACAATTGCTGAACGTAATGCAAATATTGCAGCAGCAAAAGCTGAAGTGGAATCTGCGCTTGCCGAAGCACAAAGTACGCAGGTGACACTAACGAACATCAAAGCTACTCATGCTCAGATCATGGCAGAAATAGAACTCGAAAAAGTTCGTTTAAAAGCCCAAATCACTGAACAAGGTCGCACGGCTACCATCACACGAATGGCTCAGCTAGGACGATTACAAGCTCAAGTTGCGTTAGAGGTTGCTGCTGCGGAAACAGCACAGTCTGCAGCTTCATCTAGATTATCAGCAGCCTTAACAGCGCAATCTGTTGCTACTAGCCGTTTAGCTTTAGCAAAGTCAGCGCTTATGGCGATTTTTAGCCCAATGGGTTTAGCAATTGCAGCAACAGCCGCATCTTTCTATTTACTAAGCAGCAGTTCGGATGAAGTCAAAGAGTCTCTTGCAACACAATCTGACTCGGTTAGTGATTTAACAGATAAGTACATAAAGTTAAATACTGTGCAAGCATTAACAGAGGGTGTGCGGTTACGCAAAGAGATTGAGCAGCAAAATGATGCAATTGATGATGCTAGTGGAGCTATCAAACGTTTTGCTTATATCCAAAAGGAATTATTTAAATTATCTGGCAGTGATTATGAAGATTATCAAAATGCCATTAAGTCTATTGCTACAGGTGCAAGCGATGCAGGTGATCTCTTAAAAAAGATGATTTCATCTGGTCGTTTTAGTCAGAATCAAATTGATAAACTCATTGAGTTCTCTAGTGCAGTAGCAGAATCAAAAAATAAGATTGAGCAAGGTAATACTGCTCTAAAACTCTTAAATGCTACTTCTAGACAACATGTTGAGGTAACGGCCGAATCAATTAAGCAATTAACAATTCAAACAAACTTAACAAAAGTCGCTACTCAAAATTTCACTGACATGAAAACACAAATGCTTGATTCATTACGAGCACAAGTGGAATTCATTCGGTTAAATGGTGGTAGCGAAGAACAAGTTAAATCGTTGAATAAGGTAATTCAGGCATATTCTTTAAATCAAATTTCAGCAACTGATGCTGTGAGTAAGTTCAATAGTACAGCCAAAATTCCTGCTGAAAATATCAAGGGGTTACAGGATCATGCTACTAAAACGGATCAGTCTAAAATTGCGTTGAATCAGGCTAATGCAGAGCTAAAGAAACAGAATGACTTGCGTAATGAGTATCTAAAGCAACATCAAACTGTACTTGCTGCTCAACAAGGAGAAACAAATGAATTAAACAACCAAGTCGCTGCTCAAGAAAAGTTAAATAAGTTACGAGACAACGCCAACAAAGATATTCTGAAAAATGATTTTCTTATAAAAAACACTAAGGCATTTGGTGGTGGCGAAAAGGGTCTTGATAAGGCGCGTGCGGCATCAGAGTTTTATACCGACAATAAAATTCCGATGACTAGAAGTTTAACTAGTCAGGAAGCTGCAATTTTTGAGGCTTGGTATAAGAAGCAGAAGGAAGCCAAGGACTTACAAGAAAGTATTACCGAATCTAGCAGAAAGCAAACCAAGGAAAGTGAGAAAAAACTTAAAATCACACAAGCTGAATTGGAAGTAGCCAAGCGATCTGCTGCTTTAATTGAATCGAGTGGTTTAGGTAAATATGCTGAAAGCAAAGGGATACCATCAAGTGTAATTGCAGGCTTATTGGCTCAAGAATCTCAAGGTATTCGAGAAGCTAAGAGTCATACTGGTGCAATAGGATATTTTCAAACAACCAGTGGTTATCGTAAACAGAACAATATGTCTGTTGCTGATAGTTATGACTTGGAAAAGTCGGGCAAAATTGTAATTGATAATATCGCCAAGGTTTATGAAAAAACAGGTGACTTGGCTCAGGCAATACTTTCCCATAATGCAGGTGAGGGTGGAGCAAGACAGTTTACTAAAACTGGCAAGGTTAAAGGCAGTGCAGAGCGAAATAAGGAGGTTTCGCAGTATGTAGCTAAGGTTTCAAGGTATTCCGATATCATTGCTGGTGGTGTTGGCAAAGGCGGTTTATCCGATGGTGATAGCGATAGAGCCTATGGAAAGCAAATCAAGGCACGTTTAGAGTTAGTTAAGCAAGGTCTAAACCTTCAAGAGCAATATGAGGAGGAGCAAGCGAAGCGAACCAAGGCTCGTAACGAAGAAATTAACCTTGCGCAACAAACGGGTCAAACAGCCTTAATTCCTAAAATCAAAGAGCGATATAAAGCTCAAGATGAACTCGCCAAACTTCAGCAAGATTTTGAAGTGAATGGTTATAAGTGGACTGAGAAGCAAAAGCTTGAGTACACATATGAAACCAATTCTTTGCGATTAGTTGCTGAGGGTAAACTCTCTGAAGATCAAAGAAAGGTTGCTTTAGGTGGCCTGGAATTGCAAAAACAGCAAGAGTTAGGATTACTAAAACTTGCTCAAGAGCAACGTTTGTTTCAGGCTGAGCAATTCATGCTGGGAGAAATGGAGCGTATCAAAAAACGTTATGCTCTTGAGTATGATGAAATATCAAAAATCACTGATCTTGAAGAGCGTAGAAGGAAGATGAGTGCATTTCAGGCTGATTTTATTCGTAATGGTGTGGGGAATCCAACAATTGATCAGTATGATACCTCTAGTCAGTTTCTTAAATCGACAAACTACACCAAGCCCAAGCAAACCAATATGCAAGTATTGGATGAAGATTACGCTCAAACTTATCAAAAGTTGAAAGATAATCTTGCAGCTGTTTTGGAGTCTGAAAAAGCTAGTTATCAGGAACGATTGGAGGCGGAGCGCGTATTCAAAGAAGCAAGACAGCAAATGGATAATGAGTACCACCTGAAGGCGATTGATGCAAGAAAAGCAGATCACGACAGTCAATTGCAATTATACAGTCAGATGATTTCATCTGCTTCAAGCACATGGGGAGGTTTAACTCAAATTGTTAAGGATGCGCGTGGTGAAAATTCACGCTCTTTCAAGGCAATGTTTATAGCTCAACAATCCTTTGCTATTGCTTCTGCGATTATCTCTGCTCATTTGGCAGCTACACAAGTAGCTGCTGATGCAACGATCCCATTTTTTGGGGCAAAAATTGCGGCTTCAACCGCCATGCTTGCTATGGGATATGCAAATGCTGGTTTGATTGCTGGGCAAACAATAGCTGGATTCTCAGATGGTGGTTTTACCGGATCTGGTGGGAAATATCAGCCTGCTGGTATTGTCCATAAAGGCGAGATTGTATGGTCCCAAGAAGACATTAAAAGATGGGGGGGAGTTGGTTTAGTTGAGAAAATGCGTAAGAGTGCAAACCCTGAAGCTTTTCTCAATAACAATGCCTCGGCTGATAGTGTCATGCGCCGTGCAATGATGAGCTCTAGTGCCTTTATAGAAAGCCAAAAGCAAGCTGACATCTTTAATCAACCGGTTCAAGATACTCAGATTATTTATAAAGGTAATGGTAGCGTACCTACTGCAGCATCTTCGGCAAGTTCTGACCTATTCCATGATGGCAAGGTCTACTTCTCATCCAATGGCTTAGTTCAGGATCGTTCAAATCTGGATGATGTTCAGGATTTTACTTTAGGACGTACTTCACGTCCTAAAGCTGAGATTATGCCTTCAATTGAGCGTGCTTCACCGACAGTCAATTTCAAAATTGAAGTGATTAATCAGGTAAGTGGAGCAACTGTTGAAGCTGAGCAACTGGATGAGCAAACTGTCCGGATCATTGTTAAAGATGAACTGGATAAGCAGCTTCCAAGAACGGTACCGAAGCTTGTTAGTGATCAAATCGGTAATCCAAACTCAACTATTAGTCGGTCTTTGACTGAGAATACGACAGCAAGACGGAATCGATAGTTTTAAAGTTACAGGTATAAGGAGAGTAATGTTAATGGAGTGTAAGTAAAACCGTTTAAAGATGCCGGTATAAGAGAGAAGAGCTGTTGACAGTGTCAACTCCTAGTCTCTTCTAAAGCCTATTGACAGCCAATATTATGAAAGGACCACCTTCGGGTGGTTTTTTTATGCCTATGTTTTCCATAGTAGGAAAAATGAATAAATGACATTTTTTTGAAATGAAACAATAAGGGCACTTAAAAAAGCAAAAACCCCAGTGTTGGCGCACTGAGGTTTTCAATTCAACTCAACCGAGCAAAGTTAAGGAGAAGTATTACTATGCCTGAAATTATAGCAGTGATTTTAAAATATGTAGAGGCAACTATGGAAAAATATGGTTTTGTAAAAGTAACAGGATCTATCTTATTGGGAATTTTTCTTTGGCAGTTTTCGAACATTATTAATGCTTTTGCAAAGTTGATAGAGGTAGTTCGATGAATGATAAATATACTTGGTGGGATGTAGGTAAATCAGTATTAATGATCTCCATCCCCATCTTAATATGGAAGTTAGATACCATAATACTAGCGTTAAAATCATAGAAACCGACCTAATTAAAGGTCGGTTTTTTATTGCCTGAAGGAAAGTTATGTACAAGTTAAAGCTAAATCCTCAGACCAGCGGCTATGGCGTAACACCGGGTGATGATGTGAAACGTCAGCAGATGGATGGCGGTCGTGGTCGCTATTACATCGATGTAAAACGTAATAGTCATATTGTCGATGTGAACTGGAATTTAAGTAAATCCGATTTTAATAAAATGATGGCTTTCTGGCGGGTCTACCAGAATAAGCCAGCCTCATTCTATGCGGATCTGGTCATTGATCAGGGAACACGTCAGCAATATCTATGCAATTTCATTCCAAACTCGTTCAAGACCAATGAAGTGAATGGCAACCTTTACCGGGTAAATGCACAGCTCGAAGTTGTTCAAAACCAGCCTAACCTTACTGCCGATATCGCTTTGATTAAGGATTGGGAGGTCTAATGGATAACGAATATGCCAAATTCTTTTTCAATCGGAAAGTTGATGTCTATCAATTGGAGTGTATTGAGCTTTCTCATCCTTCTTTTATGAATACATACCGAATAGTCCGTAATGATGACCGAGGTGTTTATGTTCAACATAAGGAGGGATCCGGTCAGGTCTATTATGAATTTTTGCCAGCATCTATTCAAAGATCCGGAATGCTGGGTGATCTGGACCAGACATTAACAGTCTCTATATCTGGTTTAGGTGATGTAATGCCGGATGAGTTTGAACGGGTAATCGAAGGCCAATATCCCGATGTAAAGCCAACAGTAAATTACCGGATTTACAGTTCAGACAATCTGAATTCTCCAATGTTTTATTTACTCGGACTGCAACTCTCCAGTGTTGCAATGAACCATAAAGCTGTGACATTCAAGGCTGAATCACCAAGATTAAATACTGCGAAGACTGGAGATATCTTTTCGCTTGATCGTTTTAGTGGTTTGAAGGGGGCTATATGAAGAGTCACGATCATTTGCTTGATAGACAATATGACGAGGAAAACTACAACTGTGTTCATTTTGCTCATGAAGCTGCATTGGATCTATATGGAATAGACCGGGTGGAAGCACTTGAATTTTTTATGAAGCCTATTAAAGAAAAGGTATTTCTACCATCAAGGTTAAAACTTTTAAATCCACTGCCCATGCCCAAGGAAGGCTGCATAGTCGCCTTTCACTCGAGATACCGAAACAAGCCCCCACATGTGGGGCTTTTTCGTTTGGGGCGTATTTTGCATTTGCAGGAATCAGGCGTTTCATGGATGCCAATTCAAGTCGTTCAAGCATTTGGATTTAATCGTGTGAGTTTCTATGATTAAGATTATTTATAAACAAGACCCTTTATCCGAAGACAAAACAATTGAACACGCCGAAACTTTGGGTCAATGGCTTACTTCAAAATATGATTATATGCCTGAACATGTCCGTATTTTCCATACAACAAGTAATATGGATCATGCCGAAATTTCATTTGCGAATGAAGTCACACCGAAGAATGCATATGAATTAAAGCAGCTCGATTTCTTGCCAGGCACTTTCATTGTAATTGAGAATCCCAAGGGTATAGACCCCATAACTCTAGCTTGGATAGCGGTTGCTTCTATAGTTATGGGTGTGGCTGTTGCATTATTAATGCCTGTGCCCTCAATTACCCAAACCAACCAGAATAACAATCAATCCTCGTCTGCAAATAACGAATTATCAAACCGTGAAAATAAAACTCGCGTAAATGGTCGTATCGCAGATATTTATGGTGCCGCTCACGATACCCCTGATCTGATTACTGTGCCTTACAAGGTATATGAAAACAATGTCGAAGTAGAGCATGTAGTGGGCTGTATTGGGCGTGGACACTATAAAATCAATGGAGCTTATGACGGTGAAACCAATATTGTCGATATTGCCGGCGCATCGGTAGAAGTCTTTCGACCAGGTGTAGATATTGTTTCAGGTGAGCCATATTTTTCGCTTGGTACCGAAATTACCACGCCGCCACTAACGGTTCAGCATCAAACTTCTGTTAATGGCCAAGTTCTCCGTCCAGCAGATACACAGTCTTTAGAAGGTACGAACTACCTTCATTTTGCATATCCAAACGAGATCCTTCGGGCATCTGCAAACAATACGGATTTAACCACTAAGTTTGTAAGTAATGACCGCGTAGAAATCACCAATGCCTCATTCACGTTTAACGGCCAGACTTATGATTTAAACGGCACTTACAGCGTTCTATCGGTAGCAGATGATCGAATGACGTTATCAAATCCGGCGGCCGTTAATGCTAACTGGTTAAAGCTTAAAGAGTTAAATAACCAACAAACTGCAGCTTTGTCACCAAAGATCAGTTCAATAGGTGAAAAATGGATTGGTCCATTCATTCTGGACAATGTTGAACGTAGCCGGGTGCTGTGTAATTTTGTGGCCACAAATGGACTTTATACCGTTTCTTCAGGTGGGAATCAGGCCGCTGTTAACGTCACGATTGAAGTTGAAGTAACACCGGTAAATGAATCTGGTGCAGCGATTGGTAATCCGATGCTGAAGCAGATCATTTTGAAAGGTTCGGCAAAGTCGCGTCAAACCGTTGGCGCAACGCTGGATATGGTGACATTTCAAGGTCGCTGTAGTGTCCGTGCACGTCGTTTAACACCAACACCGGCGGTTACAACGGTAGTAGATGAAGTAAAGTGGCAGGCGCTTTATGGTGCTTATCCTTTGCAAAGCACAGTGTATGAACATGAAACGGTTTTTCGTGCGCGCACTTATGCAACCACTGGAGCTTTATCTGTTAAGTCCCGCAAGATCAATTTTGATCTTCAGCGGATGTTACCGACTTTTAAAAACGGCGCAATGACGACAGAGCTATTTCCAACATCAAGCTTTGCTGATGCATTGGTTTCAATGGCACTGGATGACAAGATAGGCCGCCGTACGATCGACGAAATAGATCTGGAAAATATCTATCGGACTTATAACGATGTAGTTGATTATTTTGGTACACCACTTGCGGCTGAGTTCTGTACTACGATTGATGATACAAACCTGTCTTTTGAAGAGCTGGTCACCAATCTTTGTGATGCCGTGTTTTGTACTGCATATCGTCAAAATAATAAGCTCAAGCTTTATTTTGAACGTCCAACTGATAACTCGGTAATGCTATTTAACTTCAGGAATATTATTCCTGATAGTTACAAGCATGATCTTACCTTTGGCGTGATGGATGACTACGATGGACTGATCTATGAATACACGGATCCGGCCGACGATAGTCGTATCAATATCTATCTACCGGATAAAGGGGCCAAGAACCCCAAAGAGGTGAAATCTGTAGGTGTGCGTAACAAGTGGCAAGCTCATTTTAATGCGTACCGGCTTTGGAACAAGCTTCGCTTCCAGCGCAAATCCATTACCTTTGATGCGGCACCTGAGTCAGAATTACTGGTTTTACGTGACCGGATCGCTGTAGCTGATTATCGCAATGGTATTCATCAAAGCGGTGAGGTGGTACAGCAAGAAGGTTTAATTCTCACCCTAAGCCATGATGTCGATTTCATTGCAGGCAAGAGTTATGTGATTTATTTGCAAATGGGGGATGGTACCGTGGACCTGATTCCCGTTACGCCGGGTTCAGCCAAGAACAAAGTAGTTTTAGGGCGTTTACCGAACGGGGCCTTAAAGCTTAGTCCCGATGACTTTGTGAATACTATCTACACCGTAGTTAATGACGATACCAAAGGCTCACTGCCTTATCTGGTTGCAAAAAGAGAACCGGCTGACCAGTTCTCTAATACCATTACTGCAATTAATTACGATGAACGTTATTACCTCAATGACAAGGACTTTATTGATGTGCCGGTTGATGATTCACCGATTTACATTCGATATGACCAGCTGGATATTAATCTGGCACGTTTATATCAGATGCAAAGAGGGGATTTGCCAACGACTGGAGAAATCAGTTTTGTAGTTGAAGCAGGTGCACTAGTTTCAAGTTCAAGTTCTTATCGACCGGAAACCAGATTTGTCTATAAATTCGACTATAACTCTAGTCCTGCAAAACGAGAGTATATCGTTCCAGCTGCATCAGAATTACCTGCTATTGATACTGGTGAGTTCCCACCTGATCTCGTGGTAAATTTGACTATTAAAGGTGCTGTTGTTGGACGTGGTGGAGATGGCGGGTTGCCACATTTGGCATTTGGTGCATGGTCTACCGATCCGGATTATAACTTTACTAAAACCCGCCGTGACGGTTTTCAGGGAGCACCCGGTTTATTAAACCGGCACAGTAAACTAAACCTGATTATTGATGGTGGAACTCTGGCTCGAGGCGGCTCAGGTGGTGGAGCAACACCAAGCGGTATTTATACAGGATTATCGTATGGAGTTCAGGGTATTCCCGGTGGAGCTGGAGCACCTTTTGGTCGGGTTATGACCGGACAACCTATTACTAACGATTCACAAGACTGGCGTTGGTACTTAAATGGTGACTTTATGGTTGTCAAAGTAACCGATGCCGAAGCTTCGGTACCCGGTAAAGGTTACCGAACCCAAAATGATCGATATGGATCTCCATTGTCTGGTGATGGTGGAGGTTGGGGCCAGCGCGGTACCAAGTCCACCAATGATGGAACATGGAACTGGCAATACCATGGCACAACTGAAGGCCAGCCGGGGCCGGGTGGACCTGCAATTGTTGGGGTGGCACCACTTACAACTCAATTGATCAATGGAGGGAAAATTCTACAAACACTTTAAATCTTAAAAGAACTTTGAGCACCCAATTCGGGTGCTTTTTTATTGCCTAAATTTTCTGGAGATATAAATGGAACCAGTTTCAACAAGCGGTTTAACAGCAATTTTAAAATTTTATGGTGCAGCAATTATGGTGACGTTAGCGGTTGCTTTAGTTGCAGCAGTTGTATTGATGACACGTATGCCACGATCACCTCAAGAATGGGCTGTAGGACTTATTTGTACGGTTGTATCAAGTTTGGCTGGCGGCTCATTCATTATTGTGAAGTGGGGGCTTCATGAATGGGTTACTGATGTATGGGGAATGATTGCACTTGGTGGGTTCTTCTTTGTTTGTGGTTTACCTGGTTGGGCTTTAGTCCGTTGGATCTTTAATTTCATAGATAAACAGGAAGGTAAGACGATTATTGAAGTACTTAAAGAAGTTAAGAAAGCTAAAAGAGATATCGAAAACAGTTAATGCCGCCTTCGGGCGGTTTTTTATTATCTAAAGGAAAGTGAAATGAACATTGAACAATATCTTGATGAATTAATTAAGCGTGAAGGCGGGTATGTAAATAACCCAGCTGATCGGGGCGGTGCTACCAAATACGGTATTACTCAAGCTGTAGCACGTACAAATGGTTTTAAGGGCAATATGAAAGATTTGCCTCTTGAAGTGGCCAAAGCAATTTATCGCAAAAACTATTGGACAGCTCCGCGATTTGACCAAGTAAATACAATCAGCTCAGCAGTGGCCGAAGAGCTTCTAGACACTGGTGTGAATTGCGGTACCGGCTTTGCAAAACCTCTTTTACAACGAGCTTTGAATCTCCTAAATAACAATGGTAAAGCAGGGTGGCCAGATTTATCAGTAGATGGGATATATGGTCCGGCAACTCTTAATGCACTCAAAACTTATTTGGTCAAACGCGGGAAAGAAGGAGAAAAAGTTTTAGTTCGAGTTCTGAATATTATGCAAGGTCAGCGTTACATTGAAATCTGTGAGCGCAATCCAAGCCAAGAACAATTTTTCTATGGCTGGATTGCTAATCGAGTATCAATGTGAAGTACCTAATTTTACTGTGCATTCTACTCAAGACTGCACAGTTACTTCGACGTATAGTGAGGTAGTTGTAAAAGTTTATAGGTAAGTTATAGGATTGATTGGTAATAATCTTTAAATTT